GCCGATATCCTAAACGCTGGCCTTAAGTGGAACTATAGCCTGCTTAAGAACTCTGCAAGGCCGTCGGGTATTATTAACTTTGTCGGCTCCCCTGCTGGGGAGGTTATCCAAAGGTTGAAAGACTATTTCAAAAAAGCATTTCAAGGCGAAAACAATGCCGGGGAAATCCCCATGCTGACCGATGGGGCGCAATGGCAAGCCACAGATCACAGCCCGAAAGAGATGGATTTCCTATCAACCATGAAAGAGATGACAAAATATGTCGCCTCTGTTTATGGCGTTCCTTTGCCGCTTGTCGATAATGACGCGGCATCTTTTAATAACATGGAACAGGCAAAAGAAAGACTTTGGACGGATACGGTTATTCCGCTATTTAATGAGTTTCTGGATAGTTTCGGGGATTGGCTATTTATGCAATACGGCGAAGGCGGGAAAAACCTTGAATTGTCCATTAACATGGATAGCATCCCGGCGCTTGAAGGATTAAGGGCAAAAAGAAACGACCGCGTTCAAAAACTTGTATCCGGCGGCCTGCTTACCATTAACGAGGGGCGCGTTGCCATTGACTATGATGAAGTGCCGGACGGGGATGATTTATTCATACCATCATCTCTTTTGCCGCTTTCCATGTCGAAGGATACTCAGGCAACCGATGCCGCTATGGTTAAGTCGTTCCGTAGTATGGGGTATTCAAACGACGAAATATATGAAGCTACTGGCATAAGGGCTGGATAATGTCATCCCGCGCCAAGGCGTTAAGAATGGACGCGCTTATTCAAAGGCACGTGCCAAGGTTTAGACGCCAGATATTGAAGGAAAAAAACCGCTACATAGACGCACAAGTTTCTTACTATGGATTGCGCGGCGCTTTGTCTGATACCCTTGAATCCGAACACATGGCTAATATGATGGCCATATTCAGGCAAAACTTTAAAATACTTATGCCCGCAGTTTATAACTTAAGCGTCGAAATAACGGGCAGTAAAAAATCAAGAGACGCCATGGAATACAAGGCAGACGCCTTTCTTGTATTCTTAATGGAATGGGTACGGCAATACGGGGCTGTCAGGGCGCAGGAAACTGCCAAAACTACGACCGACGATTTAAAGCGCATTATTTCCAAGGCGTTTGAGAATGAAGATCCCGCCCCTGTGATTATCAAGAAAGCCCTTAAAGCAAAGGGGCTGTCGGCTTTCCGGGCGGACACCATAGCCAGAACGGAAACCCATCAGGCGGCCATGTATGCGCACAAAAGGCAAATAGAAAACTACGCGGCGCAGGCCGCCAGCCTTGGCGTCACGGTCAAAAAGCAATGGTCATCCGTTGCGGATGAAAGAACAAGGCCATGGCATACCGACATGGACGGGGAAACAGTGGGACTAAATGAATATTTTATAGTAGACGGCGAAAAAATGGACAGGCCGGGAGACCCGGACGCCAGCGCACATAATACCATCAATTGCCGCTGCGTATTGGTTACTGTAGATGACTTTTAATCTTATGCTTTTTATTTTATTAAAAAGGGGGTAAAATATTACCATGGAAAAAAGATTTTTAAATATTGAGGGTGCAGAATTTAAAACTCTTGGTGTTGAAAACAATATGGGCAAGATTACCGGATATGGGTCTGTGTTCAATATCCGCGATAGTTATGGCGATGTCGTAACGTCTGGGGCGTTTATGCAGTCTATTTCTAAGAAAAAGCCGAAAATGCTTTATCAGCATGACCCGCGTGACGTTATCGGCGTTTGGACAAAATGCAAGGAAGACGAAAAGGGGTTATTGCTTGAAGGTGAAATTAACCTTGAAGTGTCAAAGGGTAAGGACGTTTATAACCTTTTGAAGCAGGGCGCGCTTGATGGCCTGTCTATTGGTTTTCGCACCCTAGATGAAGAATACGACGCGAACGGCGTTAGAAAATTAAAGACAATCGATCTTTTAGAGGTTTCGGTTGTTACATTCCCGGCGAATAAAGATTCTTTGATTACGGTCGTAAAGAACGCCCCGAAAACAGAACGGGAATTTGAAGGTTTCCTTCGTGATATGGGCTATGGCCGCGAACAGGCCAAGGCTATTGTTGCGAAGGGATTTAAAGGCTTTATGGACATGCAGCGGGACGCTGACAAAAATAAAGCCAGTACGCAAGGCGAGGTACAGCGGGATGCTGATGAAGTCAAGGCGTTGTTAGAAAAACTCTTAACAACCTTAGAAGGAACTTTATCACATGACCGAGGACTTGAAAAATCTGGTTGAGGGCGTCAATAAGACCGCTACGGCCATTAAATCCGAACTGGAATCCATCAAGGGCGATGCGAATAAACAAGGCGCGGAATGGAACGCCAAGTTTGATCGTATGGTCGATGAAATGACCAAAAAGGCCGACACTGTGCAGGCGCAAGCCAAAGCCGCAGAAGAAAAGGCCGCCAAGCTGGAAGCCGCCATGCAGCGCATGGAAACCGAGGGCGGGAAAAAAGAAAACGAACTTCATGCCAAGTCGAAAGAAGTTTTTCGCGAATACCTGAAAAAAGGCGAAGACGCCCTTCGTGGCACTGCCTTTAAAGCGGGCGGAGATGGTATTGAAATCCGATCCATGAGCACCGATAACAATGCAGATGGTGGATATCTGGTTATGCCGGAACTGGCTGACTTCATGGTTGACCGGGTGTTTGAAACGTCCCCGATCCGCCGTATTGCCCGCGTTATCACGACTGGCTCTAAATCTTTGGAAGTCGTTATTGACGATCAAGAGTCCGATGCAACTTGGGTTGGCGAGGGCGCGGATTCGTCTTCTTCGACCACCACCCCGCAAGTTGGTAAACTTGAGATCGTGGCACATAAACTGGCATGCCGCCCTGCGGTGACGGTTGAAATGCTGGAAGATCCTTTCGTAGATGTTGAAAGCTGGTTGCAAGGCAAGGTTGCCGATAAAATTGGCCGTAAACAAAATACGGCGTTTGTCAGCGGTACGGGCATTGGCCAACCTAAAGGATTCCTGTCGCATTCCGCGTGGGCTTCGGCTGGCGTTTATGAGCGCGACAAGATTGAGCAAGTCAACCTTGGCGGCGCTTCTGACGTGACGGCAGATGGCCTGATTTCCTTGCAGGCATCGCTTGTAGAACTGTACCAATCGAATGCTACGTGGCTTATGAAACGCAGCTCGTATGGTAACGTTCTGAAGCTGAAAGGCGCTGACAATTACTTCTTTGGCACGACGCTGCTTAAAGATGGTCAATTGAGCCTGCAGCTTCTGGGCAAGCCCGTCGTATTTGCTGACGACATGCCCGCGATTGCTGGAAACGCCTTGTCGGTTGCTTACGGCGACTTTGGCGTTGGTTATACGATTGTTGACCGCGTTGGCGTTCAGATCCTGAAAGACCCCTACACGTCTAAAGGGTTGGTAACGTACTACACCACGGCGCGCGCTGGCGGTCACGTTACGAACTTCCAAGCAATCAAAATCGGCAAGATTGCCGCTTAATTAACGGGCGGGGGTGAATAGCCCCCGTCTTTTCTAACAACTTTTAAAAGGAAGAATAAAATGGCTAAATTTGACATGAAAAACAACACGCAAGTGGCGTTCGGTATCTCCGCCGCTTTGTCCGGCACAACCCCGGTTAAAGGCAATATCGTTGATACTTCGGGCTTTGAAGCTATCACGTACCTTGTCCAAACGGGAACAGTAACGGATGCCGGCACCGCCGCTGGCATTACGTTCGTTGTTCAGGAAAGCGACACGACGGCGGATGCTGACTTTACCGCCGTTGATGATGCCGATCTGGTTGGTCTGGAATCCGATATTGCGATTACGGTTGATACGCTGGATGGCGTGGCAATTGGCGCAATCGGTTACGTTGGTGACAAGCGTTATACGCGCATTGTGGCAACGGGAACGACCGGGACGGACGCTACGGTTAACGTCGTAGTGGCAAAACAGCGCCCGCTGATTGCCGCCGTTTCTGACAATTCCGCCGGTAACGTGGCCGCTACATAATTTAACAGTGGGGCGGGGAAACCTGCCCCACGATTAAATCATGGGCGTTGAAACATATAAGACACTAACGGATAATGGCAGCACTGACGCGGTAACGTGGCAGGGCGGAAACGGTGTTTTAAGCGGGGTTGGCGATTATGGTGGTGGCAAGCTATACCTTGAAATCAGTTATGATAATGGCGCGTCTTTTATTAAAACGTCGCAAAAAACAGATTTTTTAGACCATCAAGAAAATTCTATGGTATTCTATCACACAGACGGCGGCCTAGTAAGGGCAACACTTGAAAACGCGGCAAACCCAGATTTAGAGGTATTCATTTCAAGCGAATGAGCCACAGGATAGATAAAAAAGGCACAAGTTCAACCACCGGAAGCGGCGGCGGTTCTTATTTTCCAAGCGGATGGTAAAAGGAGATTTAAATGTCAGCATCTAACACAACCGAAAACGACCTTGCATTATATATTTTTGACAGCCAAGCCCCATCGTGGGCGTCTGCGTCTGATTTTTATGTGAGGCTTCATACGGCAGACCCCGGAGAGGGCGGATCGGCCACAACCAATGAGGTTTCTTATACCTCCTATGACGGCGTGGCGGTTAGCAGAACGACCGGGTTTTCAGTTTCTGGTAACACGGCATCTAACGCGGCACTTATTCAATTCCCCACGTGTACGGGCGGAACAGCAACGGCGACGCACTTTTCTATTTGCACCACCCAAAACGGCGCGGGTCAGATCATCGTTTCCGGTGCTTTAACGTCTTCGCTGTCTATCTCGAACGGCATTCAACCTCAATTTAACACTGGCGAACTGGACGTTATTATTGACTAATGTCTTATGGGTTTGGAAACATTGCGGAATATGCGAATGCAGATGAATTAGGCCAGACGTGGTTTACTTCATTCCGTAAGGTTGCAAACTCAACGGCGACTGTAACAAGTAGCTATGTTGACTATGGGTATTATTCAGGCACGCCCCTTGCGAACTTTTACGCATCAACCCCGCTTGAGGCGGCATATATTGACGAAACGCGGGGGATACGTGTACCGAACGCATCACCACTAAGACAATATCTTAAAAACATAACTTGCATGACGGCGGCGTCATCGGCGTCTAACACGGCCAGCCGAAACCAAAAAATAATGCTGGCCGATTATCTTATGTACTATCCATTTATTGATACTGACAGTACGGATCAACAAGACATGGTTCAATCTGTCACGCTTCCCAGATATTCTTACGGTCATGTTATGGCGATATCTCAATCGGCATCGTCAACAATAGGCCAATTTACTATGAAATATACAAATCAGAATGGCGTGGCAAATAGGACAAGCGTTAATACGTTTACACAGATTGTATCGGGCGGCGGTCAATCTTTGGTTTCTAACGTGTCTGGGGGTGGATTTAATCCGTTTATACCGTTGCAGGCCGGAGATACGGGCGTCAAATCTATTGAAAGCGTAACGTTTACACAGCCGGGCGGCGGTCTTTTGGCGCTTGTTATCGTCAAGCCAATACAAATATTCTTTTTATTTGAAGAATGCAGAACGTCAACAACTGGGAACATAGAAAGTTATGGGTCTGCGACATCGTTTGAAAGCCTGTTAATGAAAGCTGGAGCGCCGGAAATAAAAAACGGCGCAGTGCTTGGCTTAATTTCAAAATGTCAGGGCGGATCGTTGGCGTCTTCAACATTATCAGGATATATAGAAACCGTTTGGAATTAGCCATGAATCCTTCCATTTCCAATTTTTATTTTACTAATTGTGGCTTCACAAACATTAAACTTGTCTGCAAGCACTTTACCGGAAATGCCAGCTTCAAGGGATGCCCTGATAATAGCAACGTCGATATTAGACAATTTGGCTTTCACAGAATTTTCGCCAATTTTATGTTGTCCTCTTTCTATGGCGTCTTTCGTATTTTCGGATTTAGTCCCTACTCTCAAATGATCTGGATTAACACAAAGCTTGGTGTCGCATGAATGTAAAATTAAACCGTCTTCAGGAATCGAACCTATGCTTAACTCATAAGCAACCCTGTGCGCCCGTTTTGACCTGTTATTTATACGAATTGACCCATATCCTGTTTTTAGCTTTGCGCCTGTCCATATCCAACATGAGCCAGTTTTATCTACTTTTTGCCAGAAACGCTCGTTTAAGTCTTTCTTTTGCCAAAGAGATTGTGCCAAAGCTCTGCAATTTCTTGAACAATAACTTCTCTTTTCTCTGTGTGATGGGGGTGCGTAATAACTACTGTTACAGCCTTTGCATACGCTTAAAGTGCCCTCTTTTTTCATTTCAACCTCATTTGTTTTATAGGAGTGTATTATAATGGGTTTCTCGAGTCAAGATGACTTAATCAATCAAATAACGACAAACGCAAAAACGGATACCGTTATTTTTTCTAAAACATTGCCTGTAGCTGGAGCTGCCGGAACTTGGACAGATTTGGGGGTTTCTGCTGGCATTCCTGTCGCGGCCACTTATGGCGCTTCTGATCTGACATTTACAGCAACGGATGATACATGGTCGGAAGGCGCTTTATATCATGGCGGTGACGTATCTCCAGCTACAAAACACTTTTTAAATGCTGGCGTTACATGCGTCGCCGCCGCCGGAGCGCCTTGGTTTATAATGTGCGTTGATGAAGTTGGGTATGTAAAGCTATCCGGGACAAACGTATCGACGACCGGAACAAAAACAGTAACCATGACCGCAATCGGCAGCTCTGGATCAAAGGTTGATCGTTATCCGAACGGGGCTGGCCTTAGAATGTATATGTCTGCATCTGGAACGCTTGGCGCGAACGCGCCAACGTGCGTTGTGAACTATCTTGACACGGGCGGGGCTTCCGGGGCGACGACATCATTCACGTCAACCGCCTCATTAACAACGGGTAACATTATTAACAGCGGATCGGCGGCGAACAAATATAACCCATTCTTGCCGCTTGCTGCCGGGGATACGGGCGTTTCTGATATCGTCAGCGTTGTCTGGTCTGGTACAGCCCACGCATCAGGCACGGTTATTCTTCATCTTGTTAAGCCGCTTTGGTGCCTGCCCGTCCCTGCGACGGGTCTATATACAAAGGCGGATTTTGTGAACGCCATTCCGTCCATGCGTAAAATACCGGACGGGGCAAATCTTAGATTTATCTTGTTCCAAACGGGCGCGACAACAAGCGGCGGGACTATATTCGCAGATTTTGATTACGGTTACGGCGGATAATGTTAAAGCAAAACGGATATAGAGATTCTTTCGGCTCGCTTGTCTATTTTGGACTAAGCGGAACGAACGGCGCTATGCCGTATATTGCTTCAGCAAATTCCATGCGCTCCGGTGCCATGCGCAATATCTTTATGGGACAGGCCGGGGTAGATTATAAATCGTCTATACCAGCCGGGGCAAGGCCGCCAGCATCTTGGATTTTGGCACAAAAAAACGGCGGTATGTCGTCAAGAAATAGTGGGAAAATAACAAGCGAGGCAAGCGGAAGCGCCGTTATGGGGCTTCCGGCTACGTCCAGCGCAACCATTACATTAGACGTTCCCGACGCGACGGGCGGCCTTATCGTTTCCGGTTCTGGTACGGCGTCATTATCAATTTCAATGACTGGCCTTATTCTATCCATTGCCAGCGCATCTGGATCGGCCAGCGTATCTATTACACCCACGGCATTAATCGGGGCGAAAGCGGGGATATCGGGGCAATCAACCTTAACCGTCAGCGCAGCGTCTGAAATCACGGCGGTAGGATATATGTCAGGCCTTTCCACAAGTGAAACCGAGTTTTCCGCATCGTCACTTGCGCAGGCAGTATGGACAGCGGCGGCGGGGTCATATAACGGCGCTGGTACGATGGGAGAAAAATTAAATGACGCTGGATCTGCGTCCAACCCATGGACAGAAAGCCTAGAGGGGGCTTTGACAGCCGCAGATATTATGCGTATTCTGTTATCTGTCATGGCCGGAAAAACGACAATCGACGGAACGACCGTATCTTTCAGGGACGTGGCGGACACGAAAGACCGCGTCATAGCGGAAATGACGGGAAGCGAAAGAACAAATATCACGCTGGACGGGGGGCAATAATGCGCCATAGGGTTAGAATGCTTGAAACTGTCTTTGCCGCTGAAAACGGCATTCATGCCAAGCCATATTTTAAGGGCAAGACTTATAACGTTGCCGATCATTTAGTCGCCCAGTTTGTTCAAATGGGCGTGATAGAATTAGAAGACGACCGGGAATATGATATAATGGAGGCTCCCGAAAACAGGGTTGACAATCCGCCCAAGCGCAGGGGAAGGCCGCCGAAAGATGCAAAATAAAACGACTATTGAGGTTAAAACAGCCGCCGTTAATTTGCCCGTAACGCTTGCTATGGCAAAAACCTATTTACGGGTTGACGGGTCAAGCGACGACGATTTAATCACCCTTTATATTCAGGCAGCTACGGACGCGGCGCAAAAATACACGCGGCGCTATTTTATCACCACGACGCTGGTTTTAAGAAAAGATGGCATTTCTTGCGTTGATGATTATCCGCTTGATAGCGGCTTTTTTGTTGGTCATTATCCGTCTATTATATCTGGAAACCTATCTGTCAACCTTCCATATCCGCCGATTCAACGGATTAATTCAATCAAAACATATAATACGGCCAATACATCCGCCACATTCTCAACCGACGCATATGAACTTGATACAGAATATGGCCGAATTTACCTGAATAACGGGTATTCATGGCCGACTGATTTAAGAACGTTTCAAGCTTTTGAGATTGATTTTGACTGTGGTTATGGGGATGACCCGGAAGATGTCCCATCTGCTATCCGTCAGGCTATTTTACAGCACGTCGGGCAGCTTTATTCTTGCGGCGGATCTTGTGAGATGAACGATAGCTGCAAGGGGCTTTTAAACTCATATCGACTTTATGACGGGTTTGGATATGGCCTGTAATGATTTCCCAAGGCAGGCAAACGAACGGATAATCATACAATCCCCGACGGAAACGGGCGACGCTTTTGGGGGGCGTTCCGTTTCATGGTCAAATCTGGGGACATACTGGGCGGTTGTTACGCCATTATCGGGTAGCGAGATCATCGCGCAAAACACCACCCAAAGCCGGACAACTCATAAATTTACTATCAGATATCAGTCTGGATTAAAAGACATTACGGATATATCCGATCATCGAATATCTTTTGATGATCGGTACTTTGCCATTAACTATATCAGAAACCTTGACCGCAACATGAAAAACCACGGGACGGAATATCAAGAGATATTCACAGAAGAAAACGGGGCGGATATCAATGGCTAGCTTTAAGGTCGAAATCAAGGGTGATAAAGAATTTAATCAATTGCTTTCAAAGATAAAAAAGAGATCGCCGGAGCATCTTGATTTTATCTTGAACAAGGCCGCCGAGGATACAAGGACGGAGGCGGTTAAAAGCATCAACGCGCATCAAAGCAGTGGGAATGTATACCAGCGCGGGACAATCCGACATACCGCATCTTTGCCCGGAAGCCCCCCCAATACAGATACGGGCAATCTGGTAAAAAACATCACAAAAACGGAAATCAAGGGCGGGTACGAAACCGGAAGCCGCAAAGATGCACCTTACGGATTATATCTGGAATATGGGACAAGAAAGATTAGGCCGCGCCCTTGGCTTGCCCCAGCATATAACAAGGCAATCGAAGGACTAAAGGAAAGCATCAAAAGGAGGATGAATGACGGACTCCTATAGAGATTTAATACAGGCCACGATATCGGCGCTAAAGGGCAACGCACCATTAACCGGGGTCGTCGGTCAGCGCATTTATACGGACGTTCCAGACAATGAAACCTTCCCCTATGTGGTGGTTAGAATGTCAAGCATCGACTATTCGACCAAAGAAACCCCCGGCATGGAACATACCATACAGATCAGCGCATTTTCCCGTGAAACATCTTTAAATCAGGTTACGGACATCCGCCAAAAGATTTATAATGTTCTTAATAGGAACGAAGCGGGCTTGTCATCTGCGAGCGTTTCAAATATAATATTTAATGGGATTTCCGATGTGTTTAAAGACCCTGATGGGCAGACTTGGCAATCGGTGATACAATTCAGGGCGGTTATTTTATAAGGAGGCCATATGGCAGCGCAAAAGGGCAGATCGTTACTTTTACAAATGGACAATGCCGATAATGACACGTTTGTTACTGTTGCTGGAGGCCGTACTCACAGCATTTCCGTTAATGAAACGGAACTTGACGTGACATCTAAGGATGATAGCGGTATCCGCCAGCTATTGGATGGAAATATTCTGCGTACCGTTCAAATCTCAGGCTCTGGCGTTTTTACTGACGCCGCTGGTCTTAATATTTTCCGAGATTCGGCGCTGGCTGGAACCCATAAAGAATTTAAGATTATTATCCCCGGAACGTCATCTGCTGGCGGTGCCTATCAGGGCTTTTTCCGCATTACTTCGTTTGAAGAAAGCGGGGAATATACCGGGGAAGTCCAATACAGCTTTACGCTGGCTTCGGCTGGCGCTGTTACTTGGACGGACGCCGTTTAATTTTCATCTTTGCCTCTCCCTACTTAAACCCACGTCTTGCGCGTGGGTTTTTTTTGTTTTATTGTAGAATTAAGGAGTTTTATACATGAAAAACATTGAAGGTATATTCACGGTTGAATTAGAAGACGACGAAAGAAAGTTAAAGGCGACTTTCGGGGCTATTGAAAAGATTGAAGAAAACATCAAGCCGATCATGTCGCTTTTGCAGGATGCACTATCATATCAAGTAAAATTCACTGACATGGTTAAGGTGTTCCATATCGGTCTTGCCGCATATGGTGATACAAGGCTAAAAAAAGAACAAATTGGCGACGCCATCTTAAAAAGCGGCATGGCATCATTTATTCCGGTTTACGTTGAATACCTTACCTATTGCGTGACTGGCGGCAAGGAGGGTAAGGAAAACCCTTTGGTGCAGGAATAGACTTTAAAAACACGCCATTTCCTTTAGAGAGTTATTATCAAATTGCCCTAGGTGTGTTAAAATTAAGTCCTGATACATTCAGGGCTATGAGCGTCTGCGAGTTTTGCTTGGCCGTTGATGGTCATTTAATATCTATGGGCGCAAAGCGCGATGGCGTGACGCGGGACGACGTTTTTGAAATGGAAAAAGAATGGCGAAACAGACAGTCCAAGAGCTAGTCGTTAAGTTTATAGGGGATACGAAAAGCCTAGACAGCTCTTTGACCAAAGCTAGGGGCGCTGTTTTAAATGTCGCAAAAAACATAGCATCGGCGGTTGGTTTAAGCACTGGCGCGTTAACGGCGTTTGGCTTGGCGTCTGTAAAAATGATCGGCCAAAACGACGATCTGGCAAAATCGCTTGGCCTGACATACGCTGAACTTGTCAAGTTAGACTTAATTGCAAGAGAGGGCGGAAGTAATATCAACTCTTTAGCGTCGGCGCTGGGAGTGATGCAAAGAAATCTTGTTCAATCGTCATCTGGCGATGATAGCCCATTTAAAAGGCTTGGGTTAGACGTAAAGGAAATTATTAATCTTTCGCCGGAAAAACAGTTTTCTTTGATTGCCGAAAGCATATCAAAAATAGAAAACCCGGCGCAAAGAACATCCATCGCAATGGAAATCTTTGGTAAATCTGGGCGCGAGCTTAATCAGATCTTATCTGAATATAAAACCAAAGCAGACGATGCGCAAAAGTTTACTGAAAAATGGAAACTAAGCCTAAGCCAGATAGATGTTGAAAAGATCAGCGCGGCTGAAGATGCTTTGGGCAGAATAGGGCTTGCCGCGAGGGGAACGTCTGGGGTTATAGCGGCTGAATTATCCCCCGCCATAGAAACCCTTGCAAACGATATTCTTGATACTGATTTTAATGCCAAAATGTTATCAGATACGACGGCATTTTTGGCGGAAACATTTATCGGCGTTGCAGATGTCGGAAAAAAAGCATTCCAGACGATAAGGGCGGCCATGGCGGCGGTTTATTCTGCTATTACGTCAGCTGTTGCCGGGATATTAGATATGCTGGCAAGCGTTGACGAGGCCATGAGAGGCGTCGCCAATAGGATACCGTTTCTTAAAGATAAGATTGCAGATGCAAGCGATTTAAGGGCGGCTGCGGATGCCGTCAAAAACCACGCACAAAAATCTATAGAAACGCTAAAGGATGAGGCCAATACGGTCATTTATAGCGAGGGGCTATATCAAAAATACCTGAACACAAAAAAGAAATACGACGCACAGGCGGCAAAAAAAACAGACAAAAAAAACTTTTATTCGAGCACAACAACGGGGGACGGTACGTTTCCATTTTTATCTGAAGAAGCGGCGCAAAAAGCCGCAGAGGGGATGAAAAACATTGCAAAAGAAACGGACAATGCAAAACGTTCATTTGAGGATATGGGGCGCGGAATAGATCAGTCTTTTGATACGTTTGTCGATAGCATCGCGCGCGGGGAAGACGCATTAGAAAGCCTTAAAAAAGTTGCGTTTGACGTTCTTAAATCAATTATTGATGGTGTATTTCAGACAGCAAGCGGCGGATCAAAAGGCGGTGGTATAGGAAGCGCCATAGCGCAAAGCATTGGAAATATATTCCAATCAAGCAGCGCCGGAAGCTCCGGAGCAAGTGGACTTTTTGGCAGCATAGGAAAGATATTTGGATTCGCCAAGGGCGGGGTCGTATCTGGTGCTAACCTATTTCCGATAGGTGGAAATATTGGAATGATGGGCGAAAAGGGCGCTGAGGCCATTATGCCATTAACACGTGGTGGGGACGGAAAACTTGGCGTTGCCGCGCATGGAAATACGGGCAAAAACATCGTTCAGAACATCAATATTTCGACCGGAGTTCAACAAACCGTTAGGGCAGAATTTTTAAGACTATTGCCCGAAATTAGAGAAATATCTATTTCTGCCAATCAAGACGCGGCCAGACGGGGGATTTAATGCCAACATATCCGCTTTCATTCCCAAGTGTAGGTGTTCAAAACAGCTATTTCAGGCTTGTCAGAATTGTTAAAAAAAACATGTCACCATTTACGGGTGAGGAACAAATATTTAGGCATCAGGGCGAATGGTGGGAGGGAGAAGTCACGTTAATACCCATGCGACGCCAAGATGCCGCAACGGTTCAGGCGTTTCTTGCCGAATTGAGGGGGCAATCAGGGACTTTCTTGTATGGCGATCCTGACGCGCTGGCGCTTGGTACAATGGGCGCTGGCGGCACAATAACCGTTAATGGCGCCAATCAAACGGGCAACTCCCTTTCCGTTGATGGCATGACGACAAGCACAAGTAACATTTTAAAGCCGGGCGATTATTTCCAGCTTGGAACGGGGACATCGGCAAGGCTTTATATGGTTACACAGCCCCTAAATAGTAATGGTTCAGGACAAGGTACGCTTACATTCGAGCCAGCCCTTAGATCATCTCCGGCGGATAATCAGGCCGTCATTATAACTTCTCCAATGGGGCTTTTTAGACTGTCTGATAACGTCAGCGAATGGAACGCGGATAGATCAAATATATATAATATAACCATCCCATTTAGAGAGGCATTGTAATGGCGCGAGATTTAACCGCCGATATGGTGACGGCCTTTTCTGAAAAGGTTGTTACGCCTGTCTATTTGGCCGAATTATTCTTTGAAAGCCAGACAATCAGAATGTGGTCTGGATATGGCACCTTAAATTGGGCGGATAATGAATATCTGGGCGGCGGTCATTTTATAGGGGTTTCCCCTATCGACGAAACGCAAGACATACAAGCCAAGGGAATTATATGCTCTTTAAATGGCGTATCATCAACTTTGATATCGGCCTCTTTATCTGAAAGGGTTAGGGGGCGTCCATTCAGGCTTTATATTGCTTCGGTTTCAACGGATACGATTGCGCCAAATCAGGGGGGCGGGGTCGTAAATACTGAGGATGGCGGCATTGTTAATACGGAAGATGGCGGGGTTGTTCTATTAGAGAATAACCTTGTTGATACGCCATATCGGATTTTTTCCGGCCTAATGGACGTGATAGAATATATTGATAACGGGGAAACGGCAAATATCAGGCTTTCTGTTGAAAATATTTTAATCATCGGACAAAGGCAAAAGATATCAAGATATACAAACGAAGATCAGCGCAAGAAATATCCAAACGATGCAGGACTATCATTTATAAACCAACTGCAAGATAAAGAGATCGTATGGTAAGAAAAGAAAACTGGCCGCTTGAATTAAGCGCATTCTTAAAAGAAAAATACAGCGAGCCTTTTAAGTGGGGCGAAAACGATTGTATGCTTTTTGTATCAAAGTGCGTTGAAAAATTAACTGGGGTTAATTTTTATAATGAGTATCTGGGATATGATACAGAGGCGGGGGCGAAAGAGGTTTTAAAAAAAAATAATGGGGTTATCGGCATTATAAATAAATGCTTGGGTGATGGAAGTAAAAACCCACTAACGGCCAAGCGTGGTGATATCGCAATTGTTAAAATGCCAGAAATAACCGCCGGAATAGTTGATGATACGGGGCAGAATATCGCTGTTGTTAATAAAAACGGAATTTATAGATTGCCTATAAAAAGCGCCATGCGCGTCTGGAGTTATTAATGCCACAGGCCATTGTAGCAGCGGCAGTATCGGCGGCAGCCTCTTATTTTACGGGCGCTTCGCTGGCTATGGTCGGTCTAAAATTCGTAGGATCTCTTGTTTTGGGGGCGGTATCTCAAGCCCTGACGCCAAAGCCAAAAAAGCCGCAATCCGCCGCTATCCAGCAATCGAGCGTGCAGTCAAACACATTCGCCCTTAGACAGTCAGACCTGACGAGGCAGCACGTTTATGGACATACGCGCATTACACGCGGATATGCACATATGCAATCAACCGGAACAAACGGGACGCTTCATATTATCCTTATTTTGTGCGAGGGCGAACTAACGGCAATTAATGAAGTATGGGTTAATGATTACGCCATACCTAATGACTGGATAGACAGCAACGGAAATGTAACGCAAGGCAGATATTCCGGCTATATGACGATTAAAAAACATCTGGGTTCCGTATCGCAAAGCGCGGACGGCTCCGCCGTTGCGAATATGTCTGGATGGTCTAATGATTGCAAACTAAGCGGGATTGCATATCTTTATATCACGCTTAAAAAAAATCAGGACATATATCCTAATGGGGTTCCCAATTTCAGCGCCATTGTTGAGGGTAAAAAAATATATGACCCAAGGACGGATAGTAATAAATTCACCACAAACATTGCATTAATGTGCAGTGATTTCATTACAAATAATGAATATGGTTTTGGCGCTTTAGATGACGATATTGATATGGTGAATGTCGCGGCGCAGGCCAATATATGCGACGAAATAGTAGATACTGAATTTGAAGAAACAGAGCTTAAAAGCGTATCAAGCTCCGTTATCACCCTAAAGGGCGATATGCTGAAATATCAATACGGCGATAGGGTTCAAATAACCACAACCGGAACGGCTCCGGGCGGAACATCAACCGGAACGAATTACTATGTTATTCCGCATCAGGTAAAGGATACCCCGCGCCTTATGCTGGCGACTTCATTGGCGAACGCCCTTGATAAAATTAATATTACAATTACGGACGCCGGGACTGGCACCGTCAACATAAGAAAAACGGGAGAGCCAAGATATCACGGCGGCGGGGTTATAGATACAGAAGATAATTTATCTAATACACTAAGCGATCTTGCGGTTTCAATGGCCGGAAGGGTCGTTAATATTGGCGGATATTGGACTCTTGTCGCTGGGGCGTGGCGCACGCCAACGGTTGATTTTGCCGCCGGGGATATTGTAAGCGACGGGATTTCATTTAAAAGCTCCGCATCCATGTCTGATTCTTATAATGAAGTTAAAGGAACGTTTATTTCCCCACTTAACTTTTACCAATCGTCTGATTATCCATCGGCGGTTTATCAGGAGTTTATAGATCAGGACAACGGGATTAAATCCACAAAGGATATAGCCCTTCCCTTTACGCAAAGGCCGACGACCGCGCAAAGAATAGCAAAGATAGAATTATTTAGGGGGCGTCAGGATATTGTTGTCAGGTCGTCTTTTACGACAAAAGCCATGCAAGTCCAGCCTGCGGACGTTGTTACATTGACCTTAGATCATTTAGGCTGGGATGAAAAAGAGTTTGAGATTACTGAATTTTCCTTTGACACAAACGATGGCGCTTTATTGTGCCGGATGACCCTTCGTGAAACGGCGGGGGCGATTTACGATTGGACAAGCGGAGAGGCCATAGATTTTGACCCCGCCCCTAATACCAACTTGCCAGACCCCTTCACGGTTCAGGTTCCAACCGGAGTTAGCTTTAACAGCCGCGCCATTGATACAAGGGACGGGGACGTTTTATATAAACTTCAATTGCAATGGGATCATCACCCGGACGCCTTTGTTACGTCATATGGTGATTTTGAAATACAATTCAAAAAAAGCGATGATGCGGATTGGCTACCATCTTTCTTTGTAGATGGAGATCAGATAAAGGCCGATGTCGTCAGTTCGTCCGTTGGAATTGAATATGATTTAAGAATAAGGGCGCGAAATAACTTGGGAGTTAGATCAAACTGGGTTACAATAACTAACGCAAGTGTAGGTGCTTCTGGCGGGGTTGGCACAACGGAAGACTGGCGCACATTTAGTGACTTGGTAACAACGACGGACGACTGGGGATTGTTTAGCGATACAGTTACCACGACAAAAGACTGGGGATATTTCACCTAATGACTGCTACACAAACACAAATACGCAGGGATACGGCCTCAAATTTAGATGGGGTAACGCCAGCTTTAGCAGAACTTGGTTATGATACCACAAATAAAAGATTGCGCGCTGGCGATGGATCGACGCTAGGCGGCATTATGCTTCCCAACTATATTGATAACCAAAAACACTCATTTCAAGCCGCTACGGTCGGGGGAACGGCTGACGCAATAACCCTTACGATATCACCAGCGCCAGCCGCATATTCAACCCACCTAACGATAAGATTTCTTGCAACCGGAACGAACACCGGGGCTGTTACTGTAGATGTTAATGGGCTTGGCACTAAAAGCCTTTATAAACTATCAAGCGGCGCTCTTAACGACCTATCCGCCGGGGATATTGTATCCGGGGCATACTACGAAATAACATATAATGGTACAGAATTTCAGGTACTAAATATATTTGCTGGCGGATTGATATCCGTATCTCAGGGGAATTTAAATACATCGACGGGCATCGTTTCCAGATCGGCGTCCGGGACAAACCAATATACGGGGCCGGGCGGTCAATACGGCTTCTGGCCAACTCTTCATAGATCAAGCACGCATTCTTTTAGTGGGGCGTATGCCTCTCCATATTACGCGGGGCAATCTTCAGACCTTCTGACCACTACATCAAACTATATCGCGTTAAGCATTACAACATATACAAGCGGCACGTTTTCGGCGCAGCAAAGATATATTACATCGTCGCCGCCGTTTGATATGGGAGATGGTGAGGCCGGTGGGTTCTTTTTTGCAACTGTAGATAATAACGGAAAGATAGTTGATAGTTATGTTGCCGATGTTCCCCCGTGGGCATATAACGGAAAAACCCGCATAACGGCTGACTATCAATGCCCGATTACAAAGAAAAAATTTATTAAGAAGAATAGCGCCATTAGCTTGAGAGATACTTTAAATGGCAGAAAAAATAAACCCTCTCTTGTTGAAATAACGAACGATTTAAAAAATGCCGATATGTCTGATATTCCACATCCTTTTTTAAACGTTGACCCCGGCTTAACGGTTATCATGTTAGACCCCATGGATGACAAGATGAAAAGGTTGATTGACTTCCAAAATGAAAATGGAAGTCAGGAAATTATAGATCAAATATCTGGCGGTTATTTTGAAATTGATAATACGCCAATCAAAAGATGCGCGCCTGATGGCGTAAAGGTTTGTAAGTTTAAATATAAATTTTCGGGCAAAAAATGACTGATTTAAAAATATCTCAATTTTCTGACGGCGGATCTATACAATCAACCGATAGCGTGGCCGTTGTAAGATCTGGTGTAAATACCAAGGTTACGGTCGGAAGCTCGGCATCCCTAGATGCCGGAAACACTATAGGAGATGTTCTTTTGATTGAAGATGTTGACGGAAACGCTGGTCTTCCCGCTATCGATGGAAGCCAATTGACAGGGCTTGCAAGCGGCGTTTCCAAGCCATCAGGCGGCGTTTGGGTTGCGATAGGTGATAGTATAACCCAAAACAGCATTGGCGCGTCTACAGCTGGGACAAACGGATATAACACTTATTACCATCAGCGCGGTTATATTAACTGGTTCCAATGTAAAACAGGATATCCTTACAGCCATATTCCGCATTATCTGGGTCAGACAACGCCTATTTTCGGCCATAATGTAGCAATCGGCGGTGAAGAAACCAAGGATATGCTGGCAAGATTTACAAAAGATGTTTTATCGCTTAAGCCTAATATCGTTTCTATTATGGCCGGGACAAACGATATTAAGGCCGGGGTTTCCGCCGAAAGCATTTTTTCAAATATTAAACAAATGGCACATCTATCAATAGATAGTGGGGCTTATGTCTTAATTTTTACCATCTTGCCTAGGAACGATTCGGACGGGAATGAGTTTACGTCCGGGGAAGAAGTCATACGCCTTGCCGTAAATAGCTTGCTTGTAAACCTTGGACAATCATGGAGTGAATGCCTGCATGTTATAGAATGCGACGCATTTATGATTGACGGAACGACGGGCATGTTAGATGAAGAATACGCATATGACGGACTTCATATTAACTCTAAAGGCGGCTGGATTATTTCTGAACAAGGCATTATTCCTTGGTGGCAAAATGTGGCGGATACTGAAAGAATCCCCAGAAAAACGCCAAGCGATTACAATGTTACCACAAACCCGTTCGGGAATATTTTAACAAACTCTGTTTTTTCTGGAACTGGCGGAACGCTATCGACCGGATCAAGCGGAACGTTGCCTGACAACTGGCGGGCGGAAAGATCAAGCGGATCGACTATTACTACGACGTTTTCAATAGTATCTCAATCCGATTGGAACGGCAACACGGCCAATTTTATCAGCGGTGTTTATTCTTCGCCCGGAACTGGCGTTGATCCGGAATCTTTCAGGATAAGAACAAGCGCAACTATTACAACCCCGCTGGTTACGAATACTTGGTATATTGCCGAAGTTGAAGTCATTATGTCTGCGGCGTCTGGCACAAACCCGATTAGAAGCGTTTACCTTGAAACGCGGGATCAGACAGGCGACGATAGTATTGTTAGATGTTTTTCAACTGCATATACAAATGGAAGCGTTAAGGACATTTTCCCGGAAACGGAAGAACGCTTTATTTTAAGAACGCCCCCACTTCTTATAGATGGGACGACGGGCGTTTTATTTTATATGATGGTCGATATGGACGGTACTGTAAATAATACACGTACCGTTAAGTGGGGACGACCGACGCTTATTCCGATGATAAATCAGCCGGAAATAGTTGATTGTTCTATCATTGAAAAGAATACAAGCGTTGCGGCATCCCCTAATCTTATTGATCCATTTGAAGTTAATAAGATTTTTACAAATGAGGGCGCGACGGCGTTAAATGTCCATACGCTTCCAACGGGTCTAACATTGCTTGGGCAGCAATATACATTCATCGTTCAGGATTCAGACGGGATCAAAGTAAATGCCGCATCAGGATCGACAATTAGGATTGGCGGTTCCGTGTCTGCTTCAGGTGGCTATATACAAAGCACAACGGTAGGATCGACCGTAACAATTACCAATATAAACCCGACGGAATGGGTTGCGCTTTATTCAACCGGAACGTGGACTGTAACATGAGTGAAGAACTATTTAGGGCGCTTGGCCGTATAGAAGGAAAAATAGACAGTATCGAGGCCAATACTGCCGCCATAAGCAATAAGGTAGATGGACACGACAAAAGAATTAACACGCTTGAGGGGTTTAAGGCGCAATTAATGGCCGTTGCTGCCGTTGTCGGGGCGGCTGGATCATTCGCTTGGGACTTTTTTAAAAACAAATTCGGGGCATAATATGGGTCATGAACGCCTGATTAAAATGTTGGAAACCCAAAGAATGTTTAATCATGGCCGAGAGCTTCATGAAAGAACAATGGAAAGCGAACTAAAAACGATATTAACCACCCTGATCGATTGTTTAGATCGGGTTGAATTATTGATAGATAGAGTAGAAAATGAAAGACTTAATTCTAAAGAAATTAAAGCCTCATCTGATTGAGCGTGAGGGCGTTAGATACTATGTTTATAAAGACAGCCTAGGAAAATTAACGGGCGGCGTTGGCCATTTAATACTTCCAAAAGATAATCTTAAATATAAAGACCCCATCCCCCGTGATATCGTTGCAGAATGGCTTGACTTTGACGCAGGGAAGGCCGTGGACGCGGCGTTGCTTCAGGCGCAGGAAATGGGCGTCAAAGATATTGATTTTATCGTGGCGCTTTCTGGCGTCAATTTCCAGCTTGGCACAGGATGGGTTAAGAAGTTTTATAATACTTGGGATCTTCTAAAGCGCGGGCGGTATTTTGACGCGATTGATAATATAGAGAAAAGCCAATGGGCAAAACAAACGCCCGTTCGGACGAGGGATTTTTGTTCGGCTATCCGTATGCTGGCATTGACCAGCCCTAAAAAAAACGTGCAATCGGGCGGGAAAATTGTTAAAATGAACTTCAACAAGGGGAATAAAAATGTTTAAAGGCTATAAAACTGTTATTTTTAACATTCTGGCGGCCATTCTTCCGGTGCTTGAAGCATCTGGCGCTGACCTTGGCCTTAGCGGTCAAGCCCTTGCGCTTTATGGTCTGGGCGTGACGATTGGGAACATCGTTTTGCGCCTTTTGACCTCAACGCCAATTGGAAAATCTGAATAATTGCTTAAGATGGTCTTTGATCTGGCCGTATGGCCATACAAACCACAGGCCGATAATGAATATTTATTCCTTGACGATCGGGACTATGAGTTTGTGCCGTGCGGTATTTGATACTGTCTATTATTGCTCTTTCTATCCTGTCTGGTCTTGCCTATACAATCAGGAAGGGCGGGGCAGACAGCGCGAAGGCGGAATGCCTGAAGGCACAGGAAAGGGTCTTAAAAGATGACACGCGCCGCTTATCTAACCGTCCTAAGTCTAACGATGATGTCATTAACCGCCTGCGCCAATGGGGGGATCGTTCCAGAAAGGCAGAGGATAAATCCATCTAGCGATTTTCTTTATTGCTTGGCTGACGAATATGAGGGGAATATTCATGGCGAATGCACGAAAGAGGTTATAAAAGATTGGGTTGCCATAAACGAATATTAAAAGTCTTTTTTTACCCACCTGTAAAAATTCGCTGCGGAACAATCAAAGCTTTCACACAATTCTATAATTACCAGATCGTTATATAAAACCATATCGCCGCATATACAAATCACATCGCGCCTGTATTCCATCAGGGAAGCCTTCCATATTTTTCTTGCAGCTCTGATATATGGAACGATTTTATAGATTTAATGCGCTTGTCTTTAATCATAATAATGTGACACCCGTACCAAAACTCTTTTCGAGTATCCTTGGCATATGATGGCACGTAACCATCTGGCATAAAACATCCGCCGTTAAAAGCTACGACTGACAAAGACGCTCCGAACTTTGCCGCCGACCACTCATCTTTTTTATGGGTGTGGCCATAACATATATCACGTATTGATTTTTCGGCTATTTGCTTGCATCCCGTTTCGCTTTGGACGGGCTTGCCGTTGGCGTTGAATGGAACATGGGTAAAGTTTACCCCGGCGATGTCTAAATACTCTCCATATCTCACATATCCCCACTTATGGCGCTCTAAAATATCAAGGTACATATTAACCGGGATTCCGTACATTTCCGGGTTTTTATCCTGATAATTCCACAGCCTGTGTTCATGGTTTCCTAACGTAATAAACTTTGGGCAATCGTGCAGTAAATTTAAGGCCATCAATTCCCTTGCCTCGTTTGAGGCGTCAAGATCGCGCTGCAATGACGGTTTTAGCTTGCCTTTATATGTTTCGTTTCCCTCATGCCCACATAAGCTATGGAAGTCGTCAAAATCGCCCCCATCAACAATAAAGTCTGGCCTTTCATCGTTTGCAAGTCCTGCAATCCACAAAAAACGCTCCATAGGGAGCGTTGGTTGATTATGCGCGTCTGTAAAATAAAGAACCTTTGTAAAGCCACTCTTTGGCCTAATATCTTCATTTAAAATAGATATTTTTAATTTTGACACCAAAATATATTATCACAATTTTCTTTTGTAATCTCTAATCTTTTTAAATTTCAGGTAATACATAGGATCTGACTTGGTGAAGATATCATTTTTGTTTACGTACTCAGCATATCCCTCCCTTACCAGCGCCCCAAGTGTTTTGGTATAGCATTTCAACTCATAGGCGGTGTATTCTTTGCCTAATTTCATTTTTTCCAATGTTTGAATTTGCAAATAACTTAATTTGTTCATTTTTTACTTTCTTTAGTGCGTGGGCATCCGGCGGCGGAAAAAGTGACCATCACTTTGTATCCCAAGACGGTTAAATATCCGCCGCCGAATTAGTTGGACGGGTGCCGGGCTTGATTCCGGCTTGGACGCACAAGGCAGACCTTAGCTTGTCCAGCGATACGCTTCAAAGAGACGGTCTGGTATATCTCTCCGCTAATATCGTGCGTGTCCTTCCACGCCGACCCATCCAGTCTAGCCCTGCCACGTTGATTGACCACAACAGGGCTAGACAAGAGGGGTTATTTTATTACGGAATTATACGCTTTAGGGCTTTATCGCTAGGCATAGTAAATCCTCCAAAACATTGTTGTTTCCGCGATTGTTATACCGATATGTCAATTCGTTCATGTAAAGCGGCAGATACTTTTTGC